CAACCCGCCCGAGAAATCGCGGCGGGTTTTGCATTTGAGGCGCGGGACGGCGAAAGCCACTGCGACACGCGATGAACTTCTATGTGTACGAACTAATCGACCCGCGAGATGGTTCGGTGTTCTACGTGGGTAAAGGCCAGAGATCACGCATCAAGGCGCATGAAGCCGAAGCCCGCAAAGGCAAGCAATCCCCAAAGTGCGAAATCATCCGCGCGATATGGGCAGGCGGTCATCAAGTCCAGTCGCGGATCGTTAAGCGATTCAAGACAGACATTGAGGCGTATAAATACGAAGCCGAGCGGATCGCTGAGATTGGCCGTGACAAGTTGACGAACCGCCGCGATGGCGGGATCGGTGGCCGCGTAAAGTTTGGGGCGGTGGTTTTGCTTGAGGAGGCGAAAAACCTTCTGTGGTGTATCAAGCAGTGGGCAAAGCTGGGAAGCTTCGCCAAAGTTTCGCTAGGCGCTCTTGGCGAAATCGACATGATCCCGATCATTCAAGGATACAAAGACCGGATTGCTGAAATCGCCAAAACGACTGGATGGCAACCCATCATTGAGGAGGGCGAACGTCTAGGCATCGTGGTTGAGGTGAGCCATGCCTAGAAAGGGTCGCCCAGCTGGCTTTCGCATGGACGATAGCCACAGGACTAAAATCGCAAACTCGCAAATTCTCAACAGGTTAATTGGCCACGTCGAAGGAACCGTTGAGTTGAGCGGCTCACAAGTCACCGCAGGCATCGCGCTGTTGAAAAAGGTGCTGCCAGACTTGTCCAGCAACGAAGTTCACGGGACAGGAAAAGACGGCTCACACGTCCTGACCATCAAGTGGGCCGATGACTGAGGTAGTCATACCCTACGCGCCGCGCCCGCAGATGAAGGCATTCCACGCGCGCAAGGAACGCTTCGCCTGCCTCGTCGCACATCGCCGCTTCGGCAAGACCGTGGGCGCAATCAACGACCTGATCAGGGACGCCACGAAGATCAAGCGCGATAACGTCCGCGTCGGCTACATCGCGCCGTTCTACAATCAGGCCAAGGCCATCGCATGGGACTACGTGAAGCACTTCACGTCCGTCATTCCTGGCATGTCCTACAACGAAAGCGAACTGCGGGCTGACTTCCCCAACGGTGCAAGGCTTCGCCTGTTCGGTGCCGACAACTACGATGCCATGCGCGGGCTATACTTCGACGCGGTTGTCTTGGATGAACCCGCAGACTTCCCCGCCAATGCGTGGCCGACGGTGATCCGCCCTGCGCTGGCAGATCGGCAGGGACGGGCAACGTTCATCGGAACGCCAAAGGGCAAGAACGAGTTCTGGGAAATCTACGATAAGGCAACACGTGACCCCGACTGGTTCACGCTGATGCTCCGCGCGTCCGAAACCGCGATCCTGCCGCAGATCGAACTGAACGACGCGCTAAAGACCCTCGGCCCTGATCGGTATGACCAAGAGTTTGAATGCAGCTTTGAAGCCGCAATCATCGGGGCATACTACGGCAAGGTAATGCGGGAGATGACGGAAGCGGGGCGCATTCGCCGCGTCCTGCATGATCCGGCCATCGGCGTAGTGACCGCGTGGGACTTGGGGATGAGCGACACCACGTCAATCATCTTCGCGCAGTATGTCGGAACCGAAATTCGGATCATCGACCACATTGAGGAAAGCGGGCAGGGGCTGGCTTACTACGCCAAGCTGCTTGCGGAAAAGCCGTATAACTACCTGTGCCACGTGCTGCCACATGATGCACGGGTGCGGGAACTTGGCACGGGCGTGAGCCGCGTTGAAACGCTGGAAAGCCTCGGGGTGCGGAATATCAGCATCTGCCCGAATGTCCCGATTGAGGACGGCATCCAGCAAGTCAGGCTTGCACTGCAACGGACCTACATCGACGAGGGCTGTAACAGGCTGATCGAAAGCCTGCGGCAGTATCAGCGCGATTGGGACGAGAAGGGCAAGACGTGGCGGTCACGTCCTCGCCACGACTGGACAAGCCATAGCGCAGACAGCGCGCGGTATCTGTTCGTCGGATACCAGCCTGTCGCGGACGAATGGGGCAAGCCTCTGCGGCGGGCGCTAAAGGGTTTCGCATGAGCATTTGGGATTACTTCACGCCGGAAGCGGGGCAAGCGCGCCGCCAATGGCTAGAGGGGCAGGCCGATGGCTTGCTGACCTACGTGCCGCCCGAACTCCGTCCTTGGCTTGGCATTGCAAACGAGTTGAACCCCGTCACCAGCATGGAGCGGGCCGGATCGTCCGCGCGTCGTGTGGCTGACCCGTCGCTGTCGGGATGGGAACGCATGGCGGCGGTGGGGGATACGGCCAGCAACATGGCGGCGGTTGTCGCGCCGATGGTTGCGGGGGCCAAGGGCGCGGTTCCTGCGGTGCAGGCTGCGGAAGACGCGCTTATGGGCTGGTCCACGGCGGCGGGTGTGCCGGGGTTCATCGCGGATGAAGCTGGCAACTTGCGGCTCGGTGCTTCGGATGCAGTTGCCACGCGCGGCGCGCAGATCATGGACATGCTCAAGGCAGGCCGTGGCGCGGAAGTCACCGACGACATGCTGGACATGGGCGATCCGGTGGCAAACGCGCGGCTGAACGAATGGCTGTTTAACAACTACGACCTGCCGATGGATGCGGCTTCGCGGGCAGCGCGCAAGGCGGAAATGGGCTTTGACGCTGACCTTATGCACGGCACGGATGCTATTTTCCCGGCGTTTAAATTGGGCGATGGCTCAAATACTGGCGTATCTGCCCCGGCAGTTTTCTTAACTGATAGTCGCAATGTGGCGCAGTCATATGGCGATAACGTAATGGACGTTTCCGCCCGGATTGAACAGCCGCTAACCTTTGACTTTGGGGGGAAATCTACAGCTTATTTTGACGGCGCGACCAGAACCCCAAGCGACCTTGCAAAACGGGTTAGTGAAGTTGCAAGCGACGTTCGCGGCAACGCTTTAGACCCCGAAAGTGATCTTGCATATGACTTGCAGGACGTTGGCTTTGACTACCTGTGGAATACCGACATTGACGCCGCAGAAATGCGGAATGTGGTGGATAGCGCCGGATCAATGTTTGGCGGAGACGTCGCAAATAACGTCGCCGTATTTGACCCGCGAAACATCCGCCTGCGATCTGCCCGCTTCGACCCACGCCTCGCGCATCTTCGCAACCTAAGCGCGGCTGTCGCCTTCGCCCCGTTTGTCGGCCTTCTCGGCCAAGACCCCGAAGCCAACTGAGGCAATCCCATGAAAAAACCCGTCTTCAAGCCCTGCAAGGGCTGTCCTTCGCCTGCGAAGTGCAAAGCCGCTGGCAAGTGCAAGGCTAAGTGATGGCACTCGCCACCTTCGCGGACCTGAAAAGCGCCATCGCGGATTTTCTCAATCGCGATGACCTCACGGCGGTGATCCCGTCCTTCGTCGCGCTGTGCGAAGCGGACATGAACCGCAAGCTGCGCGCAATCCCGATGGAAACCCGATCCACGGCCACGCTGGACGCGCAGTATTCCAGCCTGCCCACGGATTGGCTTGAGACGATCAGCATTCGCATCAGCGGCGCGGACCAAAGGCTCACGCTGGCATCGCTGGCCGAGATTGCCGACCTGCGCGCATGGAACGACGACGAAGCGGGCAAGCCCACGCATTACGCGCACGTCGCGGGCGGGTTGGAACTGTATCCGACGCCGGATGATACATACACGGCGGAACTGGTGTATTACGCCAAGCCTGCGGCCCTGTCTGCGGATGGGGATGATAACTGGATACTCACCAGCCATCCCGACGCCTACCTTTACGGGTCGCTGATGCATTCCGCGCCGTATCTGAAGGACGATCCTCGGATTTCGGTATGGGCCGAGCTTTACGCCAACGCCATCGCGTCGATCAACCAAGCCTCGCAGGACGCCAAGCACAGCGGCACGGGGCTTCGTCTACGGTTCAAGCGATGACATGGACGACGCAGCCGAACCAGCCGGAAGCATGGGCCTCATGGCTTCTGCAAGACGGCCAATGGTCTGACAGCGGGTTCTGGGACGATACGCAGGTCTGGGATGACGGGCTGACGTGGGCCGAAGTGCCGAACCAATCCGAGACATGGACGCCGCAGGGGTAAATCATGCCGACACTCACGACGACTTACGGGTTCAGCAAGCCAACCATCGGCGGCGACGGTGACGATTGGGGCGATGACATCAATCTGACGTTTGACATGCTGGACGACATTCTCGACGGCACGTCGCCCATCACCCCAGCGGCGGGCAATGACATCGAAATCCGTGGCACGAATGCGGCGACGAACACTGTCACGACGCTGCTGACGCTCAATTCGCAGTCATCGGGAACGCCTGCGGCTGGCATCGGCGCGGGCTTGGCTTTCGCGGCGGAAACGGCGGCGGGCAATACCGAAGTCGGGGTTGTGCTGGAAGCTGTCACGACTGACGTGACAGGGGCAAGCGAGGACTTTGACCTCGTGATCAAGACAATGGCAGCGGGCGCGGCGGCGGCTGAGCGGTTGCGTCTGTCGTCTTCGGTGGCAACCTTCGCCACGGGCATCAACATGACTGCGGGTGGCTTGCAACGGGGCGGCGTGAATGCCTACGCTCTGCGGTCTGTCACATACCTCACCAGCGGCACGGCGGCGACCTATACCACGCCCACGGGGTGCCGTGCGCTGCGTGTGACGGCTATCGGTGCAGGTGGTGGCGGTGGCGGCGTTGACGGGCAGGGAGCAGGCACGGCAGCGGCAGGCGGTGGCGGTGGCCCCGGCGCTGAGGTCGTGAAGTTCATCACATCGCCGGAAGCGAGCTACACCTACACCATCGGCGCGGCTGGCACGGGTGGCGCAGCGGGGGCCAATGACGGCGCGGCTGGCGGCAACACGACCTTTGCGGGCGGGGCTGTAAACCTTGCTGCGAATGGCGGCGCGGGCGGTGCTGGCATCACTGGCGCTTCTGGCAACACCTCCGGCGGGGCGGGTGCTGGCGGCACGGGAACGGGCGGCGACCTCAACATCGAAGGCAGCCGTCAAGCGCGCGCGCGCACGGTCGGGTCAACGATTTACATCGGCGGGCTTGGTGGCAGCACCCGCTTTGGCGCGGGCGGAAACTCTGGTTCGATCCTCGCCGATGGCGCGGGTCAGGCGGCGTCTGGCTATGGCTCAGGCGGCGGTGGCGCAAGCGTTGCGGGCGCGGCGACGAACTACGCAGGCGGCGACGGCACGGGTGGCCTGATCATCGTGGAGGAATATTTCTGATGCGCCTCGTCCAGATCGCCAATGGCAAAGTCGTCAATGCGTCCATCGCCAAAGCAGGACAGGCCATTCCCCAAGGCTGGATTGCATCGGACACCGCGCAAATCGGGTGGGACGTGGTAAACGGCCAGCCCGTTGCACCTGTGAAGCCCGCGCCTGCGGTGGTGGTGCCTGACAAGGTATCGCGGTTCCAAGCCCGCGCTGCGCTGATGCAGGCCGGATTGCTGGATCAAGCCGAGGCAGCGGTGGCACAGGCTGGACCTCTGGCGCAGTTGGCATGGGCTGACGCGGTGGAGTTTCGCCGCACTTCGCCCACGATCAACGCGCTTGCCCCGGCTTTGGGGCTGACCTCGCAACAGATTGACGCCCTGTTCATCGCTGCGGCTCAGATCGAGGCGTAAACATGCCCCTAGTTCCGCTGCAACTGCCCCCCGGCGTATATCGCAACGGGACGGATTACCAATCCGCAGGACGGTGGCGTGATGCCTCGCTTGTGCGGTGGACGGACGGCACGATGCAGCCTGTCGGTGGCTGGCAAAGCAGGACCACGGTTGCCAGCAACAAGGCCATGCGCGGGGCTTTGGCGTGGCGCACCCTCACGGGGGATAGATGGCTGGCCTTTGGATCGTATGAGAAGCTCTACGTCGCCAATCCCGCCGGAACGGTGACGGACATTACACCCGTCGGGTTTACCGCCGGAACATCGGACGCCGAGGTTAACCTTGGCTATGGCGGCGGGTTCTACGGGACGGGTGTATACGGAACGCCGCGCCCTGACGTGGGCAATTACGGCGAAGCAACGACCTGGGCGATGGACACATTTGGTGAACTGCCCGTGTTCTGCACCCCCGACGATGGCGTGATCTACGAGTGGAACCTGAACGTCGCCAATGACGCAACGGCGGTGACGGGTGCGCCTGTTGATAACCTGTCCTGCATGGTGACGGAAGAACGGTTTCTGGTCGCTCTGGGGGCGGGTGGAAACCCCCGCAAGGTGCAATGGTCCGACCGTGAAGACAGGAACACGTGGACACCTGCCGGAACGAATGAAGCCGGTGACATCGAGTTGCAGACTTCGGGCCAGATCATGCTTGGCCTGCGGACCCGTGGGCAATCGCTGATCCTGACCGATCTTGATGCCCATACCATGACGTATCTTGGCCCGCCCTTTGTCTATGGGTTTGAGCGTGTCGGGTCGGCGTGTGGTGCTGTCAGCCGCAAATGCGCGGCGGCGGTTGATGCTGGTGTTTTCTGGATGGGGCGCAGGGGGTTTTACCGCTATGCAGGCGGCGCCGTCGAGGAAATCCCGTGCGAAGTGCTGGACTATGTGTCTGGTAGCCTGAACGACGCGCAGCAGTCCAAGGTTTACGCGGTCGCCAATGCGCGGTTTTCGGAAATCTGGTGGTTCTATCCCACGTCTTCGGAAAACGACAGCTATGTGGTCTATAACTACAAGGAGAACCACTGGTCGATCGGTTCGATTGCCAGAACGGCAGGCGTCGATGCGGGCGTGTTCTCAACGCCTGTATGGTGCGGGACTGACGGGATTGCCTATAACCATGAGATCGGCAGCACCTATGGCGGGGCTTCGATCTTCGCGGAAAGCGGGGCCATTCAGATCGGGATGGGCGATAACGTCGCCGCCGCGCTGATGCTGATCCCCGACGAGGGAACGCAAGGACAGGTCACGGCCACGTTCAAAACCCGCTTCCATCCGAATGACACGGAACGGGAATATGGGCCTTACAGCATGGCCAACCCCACGGACGTAAGGTTCACGGGACGGCAGATCGCCATGCGCGTGACGGGAACTGAAGCAAATTGGCGGTGGGGTGTGCCTCGGCTTGAAGTCAAAGCGGGGGGGCTGCGATGAAACTTCCGCAACCGCAAGGGCAATACAGCCGCTTGGCCGAAATGGAGCGCAACCGCCAGATTGAAGCGGCGGATGCCCTGAACTTCAAGCGGAACAAGGACGTGGAAATCGTTGACGGGCGGCTGATCCTTCGCAGCCCGGACGGCACACGCTGGTCCATCACCATCGACAACGCCGGGGTTATTTCCGGCGCATCCATCTAGGGGCAGAACATGGGACTTTTGAGCGGATTGTTCGGGGGCAGTTCCTCGGAAACCACGGTGCCGGATTGGGTGCGTGATCCGATTGAGCGGAACGTCAACCGTGCTGAGCGTGTCGCCGATATGGGATACGTCCCGTATTTCGGGCCGGACGTTGCCGCGTTCACCCCGATGCAGAATGCGGCCTTCGACGGCACGAACATGGCGGCAAGTGCCTTTGGGATGCCCTCTGCCACGGGCAACGGGATGCCCGAACCCAAGACATACAGGGGTGGCATTCAGGGCTATTCATCCGGCCCGCTGTATAAGGACGCCTTGAAGCGGCTGGAGCGGCAGAACCCGAAACTCTACCAAGCCTTGGTTGCCATGAACCAGCCGCAGATGGCTCAGCCGCAGGCACCGGGCCAGCCCAATTCGCTGGCAAGCCTGTGGTGGGCCATGACCAACGGCGACATTACCAAGGATCAGTTCAACAGCATGTTCAATATCGGCATGATCCGGCCCGGTTCGCAAGGCGGTGGCCCTGCCAGCACAAGGGGATTGCCTACTGGATCGGGCGGCGGGACGACTTCGATCAACACCCCGCTTTCATACGCGCCGGGCGGCGTGAATACGGCCAACCCCGGCTCGATGTTCAACCAGACTGCCGCAGGGCTGACGGGTGGGTTTAGCTTCGGCCCGTCCCGTCCTGTGTCCAATCCTCGGAGGTAAGCCATGTTTGCATTCAGCCAACAGGGGCAAGCGCCCAACGTCATGCAGACCTCGGCGAACCTGTTCAATCAGGCCGCACAAGGGCCGAATATCCAAGCCTTCATGAACCCATACACGCAAAGCGTGATCAACACGACTGCGGCGGACATGGAACGCGGGCGGCAAATGACGATCAACGACATCGGGGCGTCGGCCAGCGCGGCAGGGGCTTTCGGCGGATCGCGTCATGGCATTGCCGAGGCGGAAAGCAACCGCGCGTATTACGACAATTTCGGGCGCACGATGGCGGGCCTGCGGTCCGATGGGTATAACAACGCGGTCACGAATGCGTTCCAGAACCAGATGAACCAGAGCGCGCTTGCGGGGCAGGGGTTCGGGTTCGGGCAGTCGATCAATCAGCAGCAGATGCAGCAAGGGGCTTTGCAGCAGGCATTGCAGCAGCAGCTCATCAACGCCGCAAAGCTGCAATATGGCGGGTTCACAGGCGCCGGCAAAGACGGCGTGGCGCTGTTGAACAGCGTCCTTGCGAACATGCCGAATGTCGGGACGCAAACGCAAACGTCCAACCCCGGCCTGTTCGGTATGCTTTCCACGTTCCTGTGAGGCTGACATGGAGCAACAAGTCCTTGCCGGATTGGTGCAGCGTGGCATCCCCTTGCACATCGCGCAGGGCATCGTTGCGAACCTCATCGCGGAAAGCGGGCTAAACCCCGGCATCAACGAAATCGCCCCGCTTGTGCCGGGTTCCCGTGGGGGCTACGGGCTGGCGCAGTGGACAGGCCCGCGCCGTCGCCAATACGAAGCCTTCGCGGCGCAACGTGGGGTTTCACCTGACGACCTGAACGCGCAGTTGGACTTCCTGCAATGGGAGTTGCAGAACACGGAGCGGGGCGCGTGGGACAAGCTGCAAGGCGCGTCTGACCCTATCGAAGCCGCGCGGATTTTCTCGGACAGCTTCCTTCGCCCCGGCATCCCGCACATGGACCGCCGCTTGAGCGAAGCCGCGCGGATTGCGGGGCTGAATTACGGGCCGATGCCTGCGGGCGCAATGGCAGGGATTGCGCCGCAGTTTCCACAGCAGCAGGAAGATCCTTTGGACGGCATGGGGCTATTCTCGCGCATTGCGGCGATGAACGGCATTGCACAAGACGCGGACGCCTCGCCGTTGAAGAACCTGTGGAACATCATCACGGGCGCGAAGGCCGATCCCGCGACGATGGCAGCAATCAAATCGCGCCCTTCTGGGCTTCTGGGAATGTGGGGTTAAGACATGGGATTGCTTGACGGCATTTTGGGCCCTGCCGGAAGTGAGCAGCGGTTGCAGATGAAGATGGGCCTCATGGGCCTGACGCACAACCCGAACCAGCAGTTGATGGCGCAATGGTCGAACGACCTTGCCGACATGCGGGGTGAGCGGAAGACGACCGAGGCGAACAACCGCACGCTGGAATGGCTTCGTTCTCAGGCATCGCAATACCCGCAGCTTGCGCCGCTTTTGGGCGCGGCAGAGACGGGCAGCGTTGACATGGGAACCGTGGTCAACTCGGCCTTCCAGATCATTCAGGAAGCCAGCAAGCCGCAGGTTGCTGACCCGTGGGATGGCGTCAAGGTCATCGGGGATGAAGCTGTGCGGATGGGGCCGAATGGGGCCGAAGTGGTTTACAGCGGCGGGCCGGATGAACCGCTTGTTTCAATCAACACGGGCGAAAACAGCAGCGCATTCAACAAGAAGACCGATGAAGCGGCAGCAACGCGCTTTGACCAGTATATCCAAGGCGGTGCAGATGCGACCCGCATGATGGGCGACATTCAGACGCTTACCACGCTTGGAACGCAGATTGAGACGGGCGCTACGGCAGAGGCAATGGCCGCGATTGGCCCGTATGCGGAAGCGTTGGGCATCGACGTAGCTGGTCTGGACGCCGCGCAGGCATACAAGGCCATCGTTGACCGCATGGCACCTGCTATGCGCCCGCCGGGGTCTGGTGCATCGTCCGACTTCGACGCGCGGCAGTTCCTGTCCAGCTTGCCCGCGCTTGGGCGGACGCCGGAAGGCAACCAGATCATTCTGGACACGCTCACATCAATCCAGCGGCACAAAATGGCGGCGGCGGAAATCGCGGCGCGCGCATTGCTTCCCCCCGGCGACCCGAACCGCATGACGTGGCAGGAGGCTGAGGCGGAAATTCGCAAGCTCGGCAACCCGTATGAGACGTTCAACGAGTATCGCAAGCGCGCGCCCAAGCCGACGAAGACGGAAACGCCTGCGCCTGTCGATGATGGCATCCCGACTTACAATCCTGAAACGGGAATGTGGGAATGACAGAATTTATTGAAGTCCCGCTGCCAGATGGCGGTAAGGTTCGCTTTCCGAAGGGTATGTCTCGTGCCGACATGGCAGCGGCCCTGAATAAGCTGGAAAGCGCAAAGCCTATCACCATTGGCGGGCGCGTGGCCGATGCCGCGAAATCGCTTGGCTCCGGCATTGTTCGCGGTGCTGCCGCACTTGCAGACATGCCGGGTGCTTTGGTGTCTGGTGCTGGCGACCTTGCGGCAAGCGGCGTAGAGTATCTGGGCGCACCGGAAGTCGCTAAAGGCTTGCGGGATGCAATGCGCAACACCCCGCTTGGCAGCGGCGACACGATGGGGCAGGGTGTCGATATGGTGGCCCCCAATGTGCGCCCGTTTGACCCCAGAACAACGGTCGGGGAATACGCGCAGACTGTTGGCGAATTTCTACCCGGATCAATGCTTGGGGGCGGCGGCACGGTCGGTAATGCCATCCGCTACGGCGTTCTGCCCGGCCTTGCGTCTGAGGCGGCAGGGCAAGCAACAGAAGGGACTGCGGCAGAACCGTATGCGCGATTTGCTGCCCCGATTTTGACAACGCTTCTTACGGGACGCCCAACTAGTAACGCTTCGCCCATTCTGCCGACCGATCCGGAAGACGCTAAGATGGCCGAAACGCTTTTGCGGAGCGGCATTCGCCCGACCGTTGGCCAGACCACGGGAAGCGACTTTATGCGGAGGCTTGAAGGGTCTTTGGACGTTCTGCCGCAACAGGCGGACGATGTGACCGCAGCGGCGATGAAAACGACAGGCAGCAACGCCACGCGCGCAACGCCTGAGGCGCTTAAGCAAGCATCCGACGAAATCGTAACGGTCATGAACCAAGCCGTTGATGGCGTCAGTTTCAAGCCAAATTCCGGCATGGCGCAGCAAGCTGATGACGTTGTGAAGGATTACCTGCGCAGCACCGCACAGGGCAACATCGTTCCAGATGTGCGGAATATCGCAGATGAGATCATGGACGCGGCCACCAGCCCGAAGGGCGCAACGCTTGATCTGTCAACGCTAAAGGACTGGCGTTCCCGTCTCGGCAGGTTGCTTCAAAGCAATGATCCGCAGGTGCGTGACGCAGCTTGGGGGCTACGCACCATCATCGACGACGCCACCGAGGCGCAACTGGTGGCGGCGGGCCGTGAAGCCGACGTGGCACGTCTTGCAACTGCCCGCCAGCAATATCGCAACTGGATTGCCATTGCGGACGCGGCCACGCGCGCCGGGGCTGAGAACGGCATTCTTAGCCCTACACAACTTTATCAATCCATCGTCAGGTCGCAGGGCCGCCGCAACGTTGCTGTAGGTAACACGACTGAACTCGGCGGTCTGGCCCGTGCTGCCGCTGGCATCTTGCGGCCCGCAAGCACTGTCGCCCCCGGCGCGGTTCGCAGCGCGTCACCCCAAGCTATTGCGGGCCTCATCGGCGCTGGGGCTGCTAACGCGCTGGTGCCGGGTTCACCATTCGTGGCTGGCTTGCTCGGGGCTGGTGCGGGCGTTGCGGCCACAAGTGCAATGCAGGCGGCAATGCGTTCAACGCCTGTGCAATCGCTTCTAATGGACCCCGCGATGCGTGGCGCGCAGTCGTTGCTGACAGTGCCGGGGGCTACGGCAGGTCAACGCTAGATGAAGGAAACGACGACGCCATAAATGAGGAATGCCGCCGCTGTCGTCATCACGACGAACAACGCCAATAGCGTCAAAGCTGCCAGCACGTCCTTCATCCCCCAAGCCTACCACCACACGGGGCGGAAAAACAACAGGGTTTGATCCCGCCGCAAAAATCCGCTATCCTCTGCGGGACTAATCATGTCCTGCGCCAAGCCTCGCCCTAACCGGCGGGGCTTTTTGCATTCCGAGGCCACGTATGAAGCCCAAGAAGCTGTCACAGGACCAGATACAGTCCACGCTCACAAACGCCATTCAAGAAGCCGTCAGCTTCATTGAAAGCGAAATTGCGCCGGACCGTATCAAGGCCCAAAAATACTTCGACGGGCATGTTGACCTTGGCCACGAAGAAGGCCGCTCCAAGGTTGTCGCTACGAAGTGCCGTGACACCATCCGTGCGGTGAAACCGTCGCTTATGCGCGTTTTCCTGCAATCCTCGCGTCCGGTGGAGTTTGTCCCGCGCCGCCCGCAGGCCGTGCAGGAAGCCGAACAGAAGACGCAATACGCCTCGTATATCTTCGAGCGCAATGACGGCTTCATGCTTCTGAGCGATGCGTTTGACGACGCGTTGAAGAAAAAGGTCGGCATCCTCAAGGCATGGTATGAGGAAGCCGCCGAAGTCGAAGTGGATGACTACACCGGGCTGAGCGAAGAGCAGATTGCGTTCCTCGCGTCCGATCCCGAAGTGGAAATCCTTGAGCAGGAAGCCGAACAGGAAGCTGTGATCGGCCCGGACGGGATGATGGTTTCCCCGGCAACGTATAGCGCCAAGGTTGCCAGAACTTCGCGCCGTGGCGAAATCAAGATCAAGGCCGTCGCGCCTGAAGATTTCTTCGTGGATCGGTCGGCCACGTCCATCGAGGATTGCTACGTCTGCGGCAACTCCACCGAAGCCCGCGTGGGGGAAGTCGTGGATATGGGGTTTGACTTCGAGACCGTCTACGACCTCGCCGGGGTGGGTGACAGTTCGGTTGACGAGGAAGAAGAACTGCAACGTCGCGGGTGGGACAGCGAAGACGAGCAGGACCACAACGACCCGTCAATGCGGAAAATCCTGCTGACGGAAGCCTACATGAAGATGGACATTGAAGGCACGGGCGTTCCCCGGCTTTACAAGTTCATCTGCGCGTCTGAGAAATACACCATCCTTGATTACGAACTGGCAGACGTGAACCCGTATGCCGTGTTTGAAGTTGACCCCGAGGCGCATACGTTCTTCGGTCGGTCGCTGGTGGACATCATCATTGACGATCAGGACGCCGCCACGTCGCTTCTGCGGGGCTTGCTGGATAACATCGCAATGGTGAACAACCCGCGTCTCGTTGTGGGGCCGGGCGTCAATATGGATGACGTGCTGAATAACGAGATCGGCGCAGTCATCCGTGCAAAAGACATCAACGCCGTGAGGGAGTTGACCATCGGCGGCATGGCATCGTCCGTGCTTCCGGCCATCGGCTATTACGATGAAGTCATTCGCGGCAAGACGGGGGTTTCCGGCGCTGGCATGGGGCTGGACGCCGATGTGCTGCAAAGCCAAACCGCCCAAGGCGTGAACGCGGCGGTTCAAGCAGCAAATCAGGTTTCGGAACTGATCGCCCGTCACTTGGCCGAAGGCGGCATGAAGCGGCTGTTCAAGATCATCGCGCAGCTTGCACGGCAGCACCCGAACCCCGACGAAATGATGCGCGTCAACGGGCAGTTCGTTCCCGTCGATCCGCGTTCTTGGACGGCTGATGCTGACCTGATCTGCAATGTTGGATTGGGAACGGGCAAGCACGAAGAACGCGCAATGGTTCTGCGGGAAGTCCTGCAAAGCCAGATGAACCTGTGGCAAGCCTACGGCCCGTCCAATGGCCTCGTTACCATGACGAACATCCGCAACACCTTCGCGGATATTCTCACCCACGCGGGCTTGCACAACACGGAACGGTATTACCAGCCGATGGACCCGCAACGGGAACAGATGCTGGCCCAGCAGGCGGCACAGGCAGCGCAGGGTCAACAGCAGGCAAGCGACCCCAACGCGGCGTTCATGGCCGCAGAGCAGATGAAGGTATCGGCCCGCGTTCAAGCCGACATGGCGAAGAACCAAATCGACGCCGAGCGGGCGCGCATGGAAGACGACCGCCTGCGCGATCAAATGGCGCAAGACCTCTACATCAAGCAAGCCGAAATCGCCGCCAAATACGGCGCGCAGGTAAACATCGCGGCCATCAAGGCCGAGCAGGACGCCATGCGCCAAATGCAACCGCCGATGATGCCCCAAAGGATGCCTCGGTAACACATGTCACAAATCAAGCAACGTGCCGCCGAAGCCCGCGCGCTTCTGGCGAATGAAGCCCTTTTGTCCGTCCTGTCCGAAATCAAGGACGACGCGACAGCCGTGTTTCTCAATCCCTTCTCAGGAATTGAGGAAATCGCCCGCGCCCATGAGGGCGTGAGGGCCGTTGAAACCGTCCTAGCGGCCCTGAATGCGCGGATCGACGCGCAGACGGTCGAGGACAAAAAAGGATCTGCACCGTGACTGGCACGACAGACCCGCTTGAGGCAGCGGTCAATAGCCTATTGATGCCCGAAACTCCGGAAGAAACGGCGGAAGCACCCGTTGAAGAACGGCCCGAACCCGAAGAAACCGAAGTCGAGGAAGTCACCGCCGAAACGGATGAGGCGGAAGAAGAACCATCCGTAGAGGATGAAGCCGAAGACCAGCCCGAACCGGAAGCGCCTTCCAAATACACCGTCAAGGTTGACGGCAAGGAAGTGGAAGTAACGCTTGACGAGTTGATGCGCGGCTATTCAGGTCAGGCGTATATCCAGCGTGGGATGCAGGAAGTTGCCGAGGCCCGGAAACAGGCCAAGGAACAAGCCGAAACCCTCGCACAGCAGCAAGCCGCCGTAATTGCGTTGGTGCAAGAAATCCAAACGCAAGGCGTCGTCCAAGCCCCTCAGCCGCCCAACCCCGACTTGGTTAAAACGGACCCCTTCGGCTATGTCGAAGCCAAAGCCCGGTATGATCAGGAAATGGTGCAATACCAGCGGCAGCAGGCCCAGCTCCAAGCCCTTCAAGCGCAACAGGCTCAGATCGAGCAAGTGCAGCGCCAAGAGGTTCTCGCGGAACAGGCCCGCATTCTCAAGGAACGCATTCCCGAATTTGCCGACGCCAAAAAGGCAGGCGAATTGCAGCGGAAACTGTGGACCTTCGGAAAAGAGGCATACGGTCTTTCAGACGCGGAATTGTCGCAGATTACCGACGCCCGCGTTGTGATGGCCCTGCATGACGCCATGCGTTACCGCGAACTTCGCGCCGGGACGGTTCCCGCCAAAAAGGCCGAACCACCGAAAACCGTGAAGCCCGCCGCCAAACGCCCGGAACCCGCGCAGCTTGCCCGCGCCCGTGAACTTGAAAAAGCAAGGAAGTCAGGGAAGCCCGAGGCTTTCATTGACCTCTTGCTGCAACGCTAAACTCCAAGGAGTAGGGTCATGGCTCAGCCGACCGCAACGCTTTCCTCGTATGATGTGCGAGGCATTCGGGAAGACCTGCAAGATGTGATTTATGACATCTCGCCGGAAGAAACCCCGTTCTACACCAAGTGCGCCAAAGCAAAGGCGGCGAATACATACCATGAGTGGCAGACCGATGCGCTTCGGTCGTCCGCCGACAACGCGCACATCGAAGGCGACGACACCGTTGCCGAAGTGCGCTCGGCGACGACCCGTTTGGGCAACTACACCCAGATTTTCAAGAACGCGGTCGTCATCCCCGGCACCGATGTTGGCCTGAATAAAGCGGGCCGCGCGCGGGAAATGGCGTATCAGGTTCTGAAAATCGCCAAGGAACAGAAGCTGGACATCGAGAAGGCTCTGTTTGCCAACCAAGCCCGCGCGGCGGGTTCGGACACCACGGCCCGCCGTCTGGCCGGTGCGCCTGCGTGGCTCACCACCAACACCAACTTCCAGTCTGGTGGCGGCGGTGCGGACCCCACGGGCGACGGCACCAACGCGCGGACGGACGATAGCGCGCCTGCGGCGTTCGATCAGACCCGTTTCGACGCGGTGATGCAGTCCATTTGGCAGTCGGGCGGCAAGCCGGATACGGTTTACCTCTCTGCCTTCCAGATGAACAAGGCCCTTGGCTTTGTGGGGAACAACTCGCAGCGGTCCACCATCACGGCGGAAGCGGAAAAGGTCATCAAGCACATGGCCGTCTACGTGACCCCGTGGGGCACCGTGGAGTTTGTCCCGACCCGCGAGAACCGTGGCCGCGACGTGTTCATCATGCAGGATGACATGTGGGCAGTTGGCATTCTTCGTCCGACCAAGAACGAAGAACTGGCCAAGACGGGCGACAACGAAAAGCGCCAGATCCTGACGGAACTGACCCTCATTTGTAAGAATGAGAAGGCTTCCGGTGGCGTATTTGATTGCAGCACCTCGTGATAGGAGACGAGAACAATGCCTTCTCAGTATTTCGACACCTACGGTATTGTAACCGTCACCTCTTCGACGGTCACGATCACCCCTGACGCGCATGTTGGCCAGCGCGTTGTGATGAACCGCGCGGCGGGTATCACCGCCACGCTTCCTGCGGCGACGGGTTCGGGCAACCGCTACGAATTCATCGGCGCAGTGGATGCATCGGGCAGCCAGATCATCCGCGTTGCTGACAACACCGACGTGATGATGGGCGTGGCCTATCTGGGCAACGACAGCGCGGGCGCTTCGTGCTTCTACACCGCTGACGACAGCGACACGATCACCCTGAATGGCAACACTCAGGGCGGTCTCAAGGGCTGGCGCGTTGTGCTGGATGATATCGCGACCAACACTTGGGCGGTGATGGTCTACTCGGAAGCATCCGGGGCCGAGGCTTCGCCGTTCACGGCTGGCGTCTGATCTGAGCGGGGGCGGCTCCGGTCGCCCCCATTCACGGGGGTTCCATGATCATTTGGGTTCAACTCACCTGCGCCGATTTCGAGATCGGCGGGGAACAATACCGCACGGGCGATGTGATGACGCTCGGCGACGCACAGAAGCTGCGTAAGCGCCACAAGGACACGACATATGAAACTGTCGCAGGAAGTCCATCTGGACGAGAACAGGCTGATAATCAAGGAAACCCACGACTTCAACCCGGTGCTGGACAAGGCATCGGTGATGCGGTCGCACGGGATGACGGACTTCGGCGAAAGCAAGCTGGTGGGTTTGATCCCGATGAAGCTGTGGGCCGAGTGGGCAAAAAAGTGGGGCGTCCGCGCGGACGACCACGGCGCGATGAAGGAAGTTCTCGCGCGTGAATTACAGAACCCCGACAACGCGCACTTTCGCGTGTGGGGCGGTCGCTTCTAACACATGGGGTAAGCTATGCCTGCCATTCGTCTGACTACGCCGGGCCGTTGGGCTGCGGTGACGCCTTCGGATTCCACTGACCTGACGGGTTCGGTCGGGCTGTATATCGGCGGGACGGGGAACGTTGCCGTGCGGACGCTGAACGCGGCGGGAACGACTGTCACGTTCTCGAATGTGCCTGCGGGTTCGTTCATTCCGGGGAACTTCACCCGCGTGATGGCCGCGACGACTGCAACGCTTATTCTGGCGGCGTTTGAATGAGCCTCGCGCTTGGCCTTGGTCTGGGTCTGCCTTTCGGCGGGTTGGACTTCTCGCCCGCACGGCTGTTCGCCGCGAATGAGCCGGGGTTCTGGGGTGAAGTCGCGCCTGCCTATCTGTGGCAGGACACGGCCCGCACGACGCCGGTAACGGCTGACGGTGATCCTGTCGCGTCATGGCAGTTGAACACCGCAACGGGCGTGATTTACGCCACACAATCGACGGCAGGAAACCGCCCGATCTACAAGGCCAGTGCGGGATTGCATTGGCTGGAATTTGACGGCGCGACGAGCAACCGTTGGCTGGTCACGCCGACAATCACGCCGGGAACAAACATGGCACAGGTTTTTGCCGGGGTGCGGAAGCTGAGTGATGCGGCGAGTGGCGTTATTCTTGAGACAAGCGTAAACTTTAACGTAAATAATGGCGCAATTTTAATGACGGCCCCGAATTCGGTAGGCGCGAGTTACAGTTATGGGAGCATGGGGACGCTTAACCGCGCGGCTACATACACAAACGCGGCGGTTGCCGCGCCGAATACAAGCATCCTCGCTGGGCTGTCTCAAATCTCTACAGATACGCTTCTGTTGCGGGTGAACGGCGCTCAAGTTGCATCTACCATACTTGATCAAGGCACAGGTAATTACCTTGCCTACCCGCTTTACATCGGTAGCCGTGGCGGCACTACATCTCCGTTTAACGGGCGCATATACGGACTGATTGTCCGCTTCGGCGCAAACCTATCTGCCGCGCAGATCACCCAAGCGGAAAGCTGGATGAACCAGCGAACACGGGCTTACTGACATGACGATTGCAAACGGTGAAATCGGATCATCTGTCCGCGCGAAGCTAAACCAGTCCTTTGCGGACATTGCCACGCTGTCTGCTTCGCTGTCGTCGCAGTCGTCGTCTTTGTCCTCGGTATCAAGCCGCACGACTTCGCTTGAAATCCGCGCGGCAAAGTCCATTGCCAACGTCGCCACATTGCTTGCTGACGCGGCGTTGACCTATGCGGCAGGATCAACCAATTCCGTAGCGGCGGGCGACATTATCCAGACCCGCGCAGAAGGCTTCTCCTACGAAGTCGCGGCATCAGGTGCATCTGACCATCATGTGACTACGGCGGGGGGGATGAAGCTATACATTCTGCCGAATGGTGCGGGTGAAATTGAGTGGGGCGCTACGGGTGCCGTTTCGGGCGCTTCAAACCACGGGACACAATGGACTGTGGCTGGTGCGGCGCTTTCTCGCGCAGGCACGAAAGTTCTGCGCGTTGGGCCGGGGACGTGGCGGTTCCAATATGTGACCATGCCGGAAGGAATCGTGGTCAAATGCGCCAAGTGGCTGACTGTTTTTAAGCCTGTCAGCATTGACGACCGAGCCATCTTCACGATGGACAGCGGATCGGCTGTTTCCTTCATAGATGGCTGCACTTTTGAAGATGCGACATTTGAAGGCGGTGAGGTTACTCCAACTTTTTCGGAGCAACAACACCTTATCACCATTCACGGGGTTGATGGGGCTTCGTTCATTGGCTGCACATTCAAGGGATGGCGAGGTGATGCGCTTTATCTAGGTTCGTCCGATAGCGGCGGCACGACCGAGCGGCACAATCGAAACGTGCAGGTTTTGCGCTGCTACTTCGATGGCGTAAACAATGAAAATCGTCAGGCTATTTCAGTTATTGACGTTGATGGTCTCTGTGTCCGTGACAACGTATTCGTGAACTGCACCAAGTCTACGATGCCCGGTGTCATTGACCTTGAGCCGAACACTAATGCGTTCCATGTCATCAGGAACGTCTGGATCGATGGCAACAGCTTTGAAAATTGCGGGGGTAATGTCGGCACGGTTGCGATCTTTATCCCCGCAGTTGTGTCGCTACCCAAAAACATCAACATTCTGAACAACAAGGCGCGCAGCTTGGCGCTTTCTTCCGGTGGCGGCTTCTTTGGCTGTATCGTGAACCGCGTCACAACCGATACTGATGCCGATATGGCCGTGCTGGTTGAAGGCAATGATGTTCGATCTTTGGTCGGTAGGCCGTATCAGATCATTAGCGGAAAAGGTATTCGCGCCCGACGCAATGTTTTTTCAGACGCATCACTGGCTTCGATTGTCAGCTTCAACACTGCGCTGGCTTATGCCCGCGATGTGGCCATTGCCGATACATTCATCCGATGCGGCTCCGGCGAGTCGCAAGGCATGAGTGTTTTTTCGGCAGACTATGTCGATCTGACAGGCAGCATTTTTGATGACTGCGCCAATGGTGGGGCGGGGGCTTGTGCGATCCGCTTCAATACTGGGACGAGTTCCTACGTCAAACTTAACGACATCAAGATTGTTTCCCCGACCGGGAAAACGCTGCGGGCAGTTCAGAAGGAAGCGGGCCATACCTTTACTCCTGACACAAATCAGCACTACGGATGTCAGTGGGGGACGCTGGTCAACGCCTTTGAGGCGCATCAGAGCGACAGCCTATGGACGGTTTACACACCTGTCGCGGAGGGTGCCACGTCTGCGGGTTCTGGAACATATACTCGCCAATATGGGCGGTGGCGGCGGATCGGTAAGCAGGTCTTTTTTGAGCTTGAAATCGTCCAGTCAAGCCACACCGGAACGGGCCTTCTGGAATTGTCTCTGCCTGTGCAAGCGGATGCGTCGTCTAACAATGAACTGAGACCTATCGCGGTAATGCTGGACGGTGTTTCGACCACTGGCGGTCAAATTGGCGCTATCAACCCCGGCGCTACTGCGGGCGGAGTGACGGGGTGCATCCGCTGCTATCACACCGCCACCGGAGCGATAGCTCAGACCGTTATTCCCGCTGGCGCTGCGACGTTCCGCGCGTCTGGCACTTACATGATGGAGTGACGGGATTGTTGCCGCACCCAAAATACTGTGTTTTATTCGGGGTAGCTTATTATGTCCAACGCCATCCTTCGGGGTGGCGTTTTGCGTTTCGGGGATGCCATGAGCCTGATTGAGAACATAGAGCGGATCGGGGTGAACCTGACCACGGCGGTATTCGGCGCGCTTGGTGCGGGATGCTTGTGGATAATCCGCAATGTTCTGACCAATCGGGAAAAAGTGGAAATTCTTGAGCGCGAAATGAGGCATCGGCAACAGCAACGCGACGAAGACAGGGCGGCGTTGTCGGACGTGCGGGAAAGCGTAAAGCGGATTGAGGGCTGGATCATGGAGCGGGGCAAATGAAGGGCAACCTTGAGGCATCCCTGCGGCTTGTGCTGGCCCATGAGGGCGTCACCGTCTAATTTTTTCGACTGCATCGTGCGGGTCTTCCCCAAGGTATCTAACCCTGCGGTGCAGCGATTTATAGTTGACGCCCATCAAAGCGGCGAAGTCTTTTAAGATCAGCTTTGCTCCATCGTGGTATACAAGCACGTTGTCCGTTCGCGTTCTTGCTTGTTCCGAAATCGTCGCCCATCGGCAGTTTTCCGGATTGTATCCTTTGTGCGGGTCGATCCGATCTAGCGTGTGACCCTCTGGGCATTCGCCCATGTCTTCAAGAAAGTTACTGAAGCCGTCGAGCCATCGCTGGCACATGGTGATGCCACGCCCGCCATAAATGGGAAACTTTGGGTCTTTTGGATTGGTGCAGCGCCCCTTGGCGTGCTGGTAGCTCTTCAGCGTCTTGCTGGACACTCTGCCTACGCGGTGGCCGTGCGTAACTGATCGCTCACGAGTTACTTCTTTACGCAAGCACCCACAGCTGCGGGTGTTTCCGCTCTTCACGTGTGAAATCTGCGTCTCGATTGACCCGCCGCATTCACACTGAAAAAGCCAGCAGGTTTTCCCATTGTGCGGTTCCAACCGTTTAACAGCGGTGAGCCGAAAGAATTTGTTTCCGGTTTCGTCAATGCGCGCGTTCATATGAACAACTCACTTTGTGGGCCTATGGAAGTCTACAGAAATTTAACGTGCGCTTCAACCTATGATGGGGACGTGATGAAATCTAATCTTGATGCAGCGTTGCGATTGGTTTTAGCGCATGAAGGCGGCTATTCGGACAATCCCGCCGATCCCGGTGGGAAAACCAATCGCGGCGTGACGCAGCGGGTATACGATGCCTATCGAAAGCGCAAAGGGCTGGGCATCCAATCCGTCCGTGGGATTTTGGCGGATGAAGTGGCTGAGATTTACAAGCACCAGTATTGGGACGCCGTGCGGGCCGATGATCTTCCTGCGGGGCTGGATTACGCGGTGTTTGACTACGCGGTGAACAGCGGGCCGCGTCGGGCAATACAGGATCTTCAACGCACTCTTGGCGTGACGCCTGACGGGATTATCGGCTCTGTCACCCTTGCCGCGATTGGCGACGTGTTCACCGTCATCGACAGGCTATGTGAACGGCGGCTGGCGTTCCTTCGTGGGCTGAAGCATTACAAGACGTTTGGCCGTGGATGGGAACGGCGCGTGGCGGAAGTTGCCGATGCAGCGGTGGCAATGGCGCAGGGTTCGGTGGCGGTAGTGCCGACCGAGGCAACCCCGAAAGCGGAAGAAGCCCCGAAGACGGCGGCGCAATCATCGACCGTGCAAGCAAGCGCGGTGCAGATCGTGTCTGGCGCGGGGGCTGGGGTGGCGGCGATTGGCGCGCTGGATGGCGTGGCGCAGATCGTGGCGATTGCCTTTGTGGGCATCATTGTTCTGGCCGCTGCATACATCATGCGGGAACGGATTAAGAAGCTAGCGGAGGGCGTCTGATGCATCGCCTCAAGCTATGGCTAGGCGCCGCTGTAGGGCTTGTTCTGGCCTTCGTGGGCGCGTGGGTAGCGGGAAGGCGGGAAGGGCGTCAGGAAGCCCGCACAGACGCGCTGCGGGGCGATGCCAAACGGCACGAAAGGATGAACGATGCTGAGATTGGCATTGGTGCTGCTGACGCTGACAACGTTGCTTGGTTGCGTCAATTCCACGAACGGAACAGCCGTTGACCGCCTCAAAGCGCCAGCGGCAAGACATGCCGAGGCATTGGCTGGGGAAGATATGGCGCAAGCGCGGGCGTCGGGCCGTGAATTGCTGGCCCTTCTTGCGGCATATGCGGGGTGGTAAGTAGCTCGGTTAACCTTGCACCGAAAGGTAGCGACCGTATGCATCCGACGACTTCGCGGATCATCCCGCGCGATTTGCTTGCCCCCGCTACGCAGTAACAAGCGACCCGTGCAATATACACCATCAGGGGGCGGAAATGAACCCTTGCGTTGCGTTCTTCTCCGCCATTTCCCGCGCCATACACGACACGCTTTTTGACGGCCCGTCGCAGACCTTGTGCGCGCGGGCTTGGGAACATCGCCACCATCGCGCATGGCGACTGTGGGTTCTGATCTTCGGCGCGAACCACTGCCGAGAGGCGCATGCATTCTGGCGGCGCAATCGGCCCTGACAGGACTTCACCCCATGAAAGCCATCCTTGCCGCCATTGTCGCGGCCCTGCCGTCCGTTGCCTATTCCCAAGCCTGCGGGGGCTATGCAGATGCAGCCGAGGCACTCACCGTGCAGTTCGGCGAAACCCGCGCATCATCCGGCCTTGCGCCTGACGGGCAAACGCTCGTGGAAACATGGGCAAACCCTGCGACGGGAACATGGTCGATCCTGTTTGTCACGCCTGACGGGAATGCCTGTCTGATGCTATCGGGCAGCAACTGGACCGCCCACGCGCAGGGAGTGGACGCTTGACCCATCCGAACCAGCTTGTCGGCAGGGCGTTGGATGCCAGCGAAGTCGAGCGGCGTCTGATGACCATTCGCGCAAACGGTGGCAACGTATCAAAATCAGCGCGGGAACTCGGCATACCTCGCCCAACCTTGGAACACTTCTGGCACAAATACAAAGACCGCGCCGCGCCGAAGGTCTTGCAGGAACTTGGCTATGATCTGACAGCCAATGACCGCACCCCTGCGGATGCTTGGGCGGCTCACGCTTCCGTTGCTGAGCGGAAGATTGCAGACGCACTTTCGCGGCGGTGGCGGTCCATCTTTCGGCCCCGTGGCCCCTTCGTGATCTTCCATAGCACCGACGAACACCTGGACGACGACGCCACGCCACTGCGGCTGATCGAAGCCGACATTCAGGCGGCCCATGATCTCGGCGCAATCATGGTCCACGGCGGCGACATGCTGAATAACTGGCCTATCGGCGGCAAGTTGGCAAAGCAATGGGCCGAACAATCCTGCACCCTGCCAGACAGCCTTCTGCGGGCGCAGCACTTCATCAGCATGTTCAAGCCGGACGTTTACGTTCACGGCAACCATGAGGAAATGAACCCCTATCTGGTCAACCTCATCCAAGGTTGGATGCCCAAAGCGGCGATAACCGATCACTGGTCCGTCAACTTCACCGTCGAGGCGCAGGGCGGGCGGGATATTCGCGTGATCCTGTCGCACAAGTTTCAGAAGGGTAGTTCTTACTTTCACCCGCACCACGGCGTGATCCGCGAAGCCTACGAAGGCGAGGATGCAGACCTTTACCTTGAAGGGCATCTGCATGTGTCTGGCGTCCTGTATCGCACCCTGCCGGAACGCGGCCTGTCCCTGACGGCGGTATCGTCGGCGGGATACAAGGTGGTAGACAAATACGCGGCCCGTATCTCGCGCGGCGGCAAGGTTCCCAAGCTGAAAGGGCGCTGTCACTGGATCGTCGTGGATCCCATGACCGAGGACGGCCATGCCTGCATCGCCTTTGACTGCCCGCGTCAGGCGGAAGCCTATTTCAACGGCCTGCAAAATCTGAGGGCGGCATGACAACCTTTCACTGCGACGAGGACGGGCTTTGCATCTACGTGGACGGGCGGAAGGTGGCGACGATTGAACCGCAGTTCTTCGCCGCGCTGCTGTATCAGCTTGCAAAGGCCATGCGGGGAAGCATCAAGCCGATTTCGTGACTTCGCGCCGTTTCAAAGTTGCCAGAAAGTTCATGAAATGTCCTGCACTTTCGCGAATGGCTAAGGCCATGAAAACGTGTCGTTTTCCACAGTGTTCCTGAACCACTTCCATCGGCGCTTAAGTATTTGTTTTTCTTGAGCGCGCGCAAAGTGTTTCCAATGGTGGCTCAAAATTCACGTTCCGGTCTTGTTCTGTTCCGCGCCTCTTGTGCTTCCTTGGCCCGTGCCTTCTGCATGGCTGGCCCCGCATAAAGTTTGATCATCGCCTGCCCCGAATGGCCCGTGATGGCGCGCACGTGGTCGGCGGTCATCCCCGGCAAACTGGCAATCTCAGACGCCGCCGAATGGCGCAGCGCGTGAATGTCGTAAGCCTCGGCCCCAATGGCCCGTCGAAGGGCCATCATGTTCTTCCACGCGAGATTGTAAGACACGCGCAGCCCGTTATCCTGCGCGACGATGAACAGCCCCTTGCGCGGCGTTGCGGCGAGGATAGCCCGCAGTCGCGCGGTTAGGGGAATGTAGATCGGGTGAGGCTTCTTCCCCTTAGTCTTGGCAGGGATGATGGTGATGCCGTCCGCGTCCATATCGCTCCACCGCATCGACAGCACGTCATTCACCCGCTGGCCCGTGCCGATCAGCATTTCGAACAGCAATAGGTCACGGCCTTTTGCTGTCGCGCGGGCGGCGTCAATCAGATCCTGCGGCCACGGGTGGCGCGTCTTGCCTGTCGGTTCCAGCTTCGCCGCGACGATGGCGGGGTTTGTCTTGGCCCAATCATTTGCCTGCGCCCATGTGTAGAGCGACGACAGGCACCCTATTTTGCGGTTCGCATCGGTCGGCTTGTCGGCCAGCGCGTCCCGCATGGCATTGACATGGCGCACCGTGATGCTGTCAGGGTTCAAATGCCCGATTTTCTCGGCGAAGTATTCCAGATGCCGCGTGTATGACTTGCGCGTGTTGCTTGCCAGCTTCGCCCATTGCGGTGACTTGCGGTAAGCCTCGATAACCTTGGATATGGTCTTGGCCGGTGCCACCACATCGCCGCGCATGTGCTTGGCGTATTCCACCGCAAATTCAGCCGTGCCGGGGCGCGAGTGCATCCGCGCGCAGATGCCCCCTCGCACGAAATACAGGTATCCCTTGCGGCCCTTGGCATAGACGTGCGGGGGAAGTCCGCGCCTCACTTGCGCCTCCAATCAATCAGGTCTGCGGTATCGCCCTTTGCCTCTGGGGCGGGCTTTACGTCAATCGTGCCATCTGGTGCTATGGTGACAGCGCACCCTGCCGCGACCCAATCCTTTACCATGCGATGCAGCACGTCAGAGCGGATGCCTAATGGCGTTTGCTTACCCATCGCGGCCCCCTTCCATCGCGCGGAGGATGGCGAGCAACCACGCGCGGGCATCCACGTCATCCTCGCCAACATACTGGTCTGGCAGTTCTGTGTGCGGCTCATCCCACAGCGGCATGACGAATGCGCTGCCGTTGGTTATGTCGAATATCCACCCAGGCAACAGCGCGTCATGCATCGCCTTGGCGGCGTCGAGGGAGCCTTCAAACGCGGGGCGGAAGTGGCGATGAACTTTTTCAGGCAGGACCGCTTGCACATCGGCCATGTCCCATCCATCGTCGGCAACGTCTCCAATCAGCTTGCGGATGGTCATGTGCGGCCCTCCTTGATCCACCGGATTGTGAGCCGCAGCCAGCCGATGCAGACCGCAACAGCCAGACCCACGGCTGATAGCGCCGTTGCCAGCATGAGAACATCCATCGCCACGGCCATGCTTGCCAGTGCCAGAGTGTGCAGGCTCATGTGCGGCCCCCGTCGATCAGGGCGGACAGGACGATTGCCGGATCGGTTTCCGCGCCCGTCACATAGCCCTTCGCCCGCGCATCGTTCAGGGCGCCCACAAGGCGGGCGATGCGGCGATCACGCGCGGCGATTGTCCGTTTCAACTTGCCAGCATCCTCTTGCAGTTCGGACGGCGCGTCGATCAGGGCGAGGATGCGGCGCTGAAGGGCTTGAACGGTGTCGCCTGCCGTGATGGTTGCTGCCGCCTCCCGCAGCGCATCCGCCCGTGCGGTGGCAAGAGCGGCCTCGGCAATCTTTGCGGCAAGTTCCCATGCCGCCCGCTTGATTACCGCGTCATCCCGCTCCCGCTCCAAGGCTTCGATGCGGTCTCGCAACGCATGTCCGTGGCTTGCGCGGCGGGCCAGTTCGTTACCTTGGATTTCCAGTTGTTCCTCTTGACCGCGATTGAGGCTTTCCAAGGCTTCGTAGATGTCGGCGCGGACGTAGGTCACGGCGCTAGGATCATCGTCGGGCGCGGGGCTAGGCCAGTCCCATCCGTATTCGTCCAGCGCAGCAAGCCTGACCCGTTCCGGCGCTTTCAGATCGTCAGCCATTGTGGGCCTCCATTTCTGCGAGGGCGGCGAGGAACGACACCACGGCCAATTCGACCCGCTGCCCTTCGCTGACACCCGTTGCTTGCTGGAAGGCGGTGATAGCCGCGCCGAACGCATCGGTGACTTCGGGCCTGTCGTTCTCGTCCTGAACGTGGGCCAGCGTCGCGCGGGCAAGCCCCGCCACATCCGGCGCGGGGGCGGGCGTCAGGTCCAGGGCGGCGAGGATGCGGGCGGCGCGGACTGCCTCAATCTCGCGTTTCTGCCCTTCTGAAAATGCAGTATAGGTCCGCTCACTCAGGGCGCAGTAAGCGTTCCACCCTGTTTCACGGAGCAGCCACACCAGTGGCCTCACCCGCACCGCAGGCACGGCGGCGGGAAGGGCGGCGATGGCTTTCTGGTATCGCCGTTTAGCCATCTGCGCCTGAAGTGGGGAAATACCTTCTTGGCTTGCCTTCTGGTCAATAAGCGCAAAGACCGCAGTCAGCACATCCCCGAGCCGGATCAGTTTATCATCGTTCATCATTTCCCCCACGGGTTATTCCACTCATTTGCAAGCATGTCGCGGACTACGGGCAGATAATCGGTGTCCATGCCGAATGTGCGTTCCCATTCGGCCTTGTTCGTGTGTATTCCCGCTGCGCCGCGATGGTGCGGATAGCAGAGCGGGATGGTTTCAAAGTCGCTGGCTTTGCGCTGGCCGAACCGCCCGCTGATGCAATGATGGACTTCAACCGGATGCGCCCCACAGCATACGCAGGGCAGGGCGGCGACACGGGCCATGTGTTCCCGTGCGGCCTTGGTTCCCCGCGCGGGCTTGGGCTGCTTTAGCCCCATCGGCGGCTTGCCCGCGAGATTGCCGGGGCGCGCGTTCATGCGGCCCTCCCATGATTTTGGTGATAGCCGTGCTGTTTTTCAGCTTCCTTTCTGGCGGCAACGGCGGCTTCAAACGAGTGAAACACGCCTAGGTAAATGTTGCCCGTGTCCGTCCCGATGTATGCGCGCCAACGTCCCGGCAAGTGTTCTGAAACACCATTTACGCCCGTGCGGTTCTTCGCGGACCGTTTACGGTTTCGGCAGTTTTCTTTTCGGCTAACAACGCGGAGGTTTTCAATCCTGTTGTCATCACGCCGACCATTGATGTGGTCAATGTCGCCGTTAGGCCAGCATCCGTAGAATAAAAGCCAAGCAACTTGATGGGCGCGGTGGCACTTTCGGAGTATCATTCCAGAGCGATACCCGTTCGCATTTACGCGAAAGGCTTCCCGCCCCGCATATCTATTGTTCCAGCGGATCATTTCCCCATCAGACTTAAAGAAGTCTCTGGGTCTTTTTGACCAGTAAAGCTTCCCAGTCGTCGGCTCGTAAGTGAGCAATGTCCGGTAAGTTTCAATTTCCCAGATCATGCGGCTTTCCCTAGGGCTATGCCGTGACGGGCGGCGTATTCGTGGATGCATTCGATCAGATCGGCCATTTGCGCCTTCGTTAGCTTTGATGAGCGGAAACCAATCGGAAACGGGCCAGACCCGTCCAATCCATCAGCGAAGCGCACTTGATGCCCAACGAGGTGCATGAAGGCGCACTTCCATGTTTCCGGCGTCCAGTTGCGCCCTTCTGGCTTTGCCATGCTAATAGTCGTCAGCAATTGCCAAAGCAGGCTGTTCTGGTCTACCGTTCGCTTGGGCGGGGCGATGGTCAGCACCGCACCGATCGGCGCGGCGTCAACCAGCTTGTGTGCCTGATCGCGGCGATAGCGGCTGTCGAGGATCAGCGTTTGCGTCACGGCTGCATCACCCCGAAATCCTCGCGCCACACCTGAGACACGGCGGCGCTGATGGTGTCTTCGTCAAAGCCCAACTCGGCCATTTCGCGGCGGGCGTATTGCTTTGCCAGCGTTTCCGCGACGAGGCCCACGGCTAGGGCCTCGCGCAGATACTTTCGGGCGATGATACGGGCGGAACGCGGGGGCATTACAGCACCTGCGGGGCGAAGGGTATGTCTTCGCCAAGGTCGGCGTTGCCGCGCCCGCCTGCGCCGTAGCCGGACTGTTGCGACTGCTGGCGTTCCTCGCGCGGGGGCGACATCAGCACCATCACGCGCCCGTCAGCGTCGGGCAGGGGAAGCGCGTCAAACACAAGCTGAAAGCCGTCGCCGTTCTTCGTGGGAAAGGCGCTGCCCACGTTGATCCAGAATGTTTTGTCATTGCGCTTGCGGGGCGATGTGAGCGTGTAGCGGGTGGTCATGCGGCTTGCTCCATGTTGTAGCGTGTGCGAAGGGCTTCAACCTTCGCGTCAAGTTCGTTTAGAAAGGCGCGGATTTCGCTTTCCATTTCGGCAATGAAAGCGTCGTCGCGGTGAACGCGGGAAACCCAAATCTGCATTGCGTCTGGCAGGCGTGGATCAAAGCTAACGAAGTCGCACCACGCGCGGCCAGTGCAGGCCATTTGCGCCTGCATCTGCGTGACGTATTTCCCCGGCACAGTTTCCGTCAGCAGCGTTTCAATGTGCGTCGAGGTGTTTGGGCATTTGATTTCCACAAGCCCATCGTCAGCCACCAGCCCGTCAGGCGATGCGCCAAAATGCTGGATTGCGCCGTGCAGGACAAAGCCCGTCTCGATCACAGGGCGATCCATCAGTATTTCATAGGCGGCGCGGGCCTGCGGCTCAGTGTCCGTTCCCCACTGCATCGCGGCGTTGCTAAACCGATCCGCTTGCTGTCCGGTCAGGCGTTCAACCACTAGTTCTGCCATGTAGTTGGCGCGGCTGGCGCTGTATCCTGTCTTGGTCTTTGCCATCAGATCGGCAACGCGCGACCCGGTGACTTTGCCGAGGCGGGCGGCAAACCACGCCTCGGTGCGCTGATCGTCACTGAGCGGCAACATCGGTTGCCTCCATCATCTGCGCGGCCTTCTTGCGAAGCTGCGCCATCGCGCGATCCCATTGCTGGACATTCAATTCTTCCAGCGTCTTCGCGCCAAGCCATTGGGCTAGCTTGGCCGCGTCTGTCCCCGTCTGTTCGATCAGATCATTCATCGCGATGAACTGATCCGCGTTGATGTTCGGCGCGCGGACAGGCTCAGTGACAACTGGCGCGGCCTTGGAGGCGGCGTTGCCATCATCATCTTCGGGGGCGATGCCCGTGAGGCTTTCAACGCCGATGCGCTTGGCGTAGGTGGTGGCGGACTTCATGCCTTGCATGTTGTTGCGATCCACGATCAGCGGCACGTCGCAGTGAATGTGCGTGTCGGTCATGCCATGCGAAAGCGTGGTCCGCATCATCAGGCCGTGTTCATCTCGGATCATGCTGTGATACATGGCGATGCCGTTTGCCGAGAGGGCAGGGACAACGACAGCCACCACATCGGCAAGGTCGGCATACTTGGACTTGAAGGCCGGATTGACCGCGCCCTTGACGACCGTTCCCATGCCAGCCTGAGCGGCGGCAAGCGCGGCGTAAATGTTTTTGTGTTCGGTCATGGTGTCACCACTGAGAAAAAGAGGATCAGGGCATAGCAGACGGCCACAAGGGCCATCGCTTCGGTGAGGGCGGTGAGATACGCGCGGAT